AATGTAGATGGTAAGAATGTTGATCTCAAAGATAAAACATTCAACACTGCCAATATTTCTGTGACCCCTGAGGGTGTTCCAAAGTTTGATGTTCAAAATGTTATTAATAGAGATATTGAAAAACCAAAGGGAGTTCAGTCTAAAAAAGTAAAAGTAAATTTATTTAAGAAATCAGCAGGGTGGAAATGGTTAGATAAACCTGAGAACGGTAACGATAATTTTTTAGTTTCTATTGAAAGAGGGGAGAAGTCTCCTGAAGGAAAATCAATTACTAAGCATTATTATACCTTGAATACTGACATGACCGCTGATACTCAGCTAAAGTATTATCCTAATCAAAAAAGTGAGCCTCGACTAAGACCGACTGCCTATGATGATTTAATTTTTGGTAACAAAGTGGGAGAGATTGATGTTCAAGGAAAGAAACACCCTGTCTATGACACAATTGAAGTAGCACCTCCAAAGCAGGCGGTGGGAGCAGACGTTACTCCTACTGTCGAACCTAAGTATCATCCTCTTGATGTAGAGTTTGCTAGACAAGTGAGAGAGGTGTTGACTCCTGATTTATTAAAACCTCAGTATTTGAAAAAAATAAAAAAGGATGACGACATTAGCTGTGGACACTGTTATCACGCCGTTGAAGCTATTTATCACAAGTTTGGAAAGTTTAATGGATTTACTCCAAAGTATTTAACCTCTAAAGATTTTCCTGACGGATTACCTAAGGGAGATACACACTGGTTTATTCAAAATAACAAAACAGGAGAAGTTATTGATCCTACCTCTCAACAATTTGGTAAGACTCCTATTCCCTATGAGAAAGGAACAGGAGCAGGTTTTTTAACAAAAGAACCATCGAAACCAGCTAAAACAATTCTAGAAAGATTAGGAACAGAAAAAGTAATTAAAACTCCCAGTGGAGTTGTTCTTGACTTTGCAAATCAAAAAGGAGTTGAAAAAGAAGGCGCGGATCTTAGTGAATACATAAATCAACTTAATGAGGACCAGCGCCTTTATGATTCGAATTATAATGCTTCTGTAAAAAAAAATTTAGGAGAATTAAAAAACACTACAGGTGATGATCCTCGTTTCTCAGTTGGCTTTACGACAAAAGATGGTAATCAAGGTTTTATCAATGGGTATGGAACCACGAAGAATGTAGGCTTCATTGATTACATCGCTAATCTAGGTCCTAAAGATAGAGTTAGAGGAGAGCCTATATCTGATTTAAAACCTTCAGAATTAAAAGATATAATTAATGAACTGAAAAAGCATTACGGTTTTAGACAGTTTGCTGGTGAAAGAATTACAGGAGTAAGAAAACAAAACGTAATAGATAAAGATGACTCTTTCGATAAAAGCGAAGATTTATTTGCAATAACACCTAAACCAAAGTCTGGTGTTGATTTTATGAAGAACGCTAATTTGGCTGGTTTTGGAAAAACTGGAAAAATAAAGTTAAGAGATATTTTTGATTTTTTTGATGACGCTCCAACAAGAGATTTAAATGATCCAGCTCAATTCAATCAAATGGTTAATGAGGCATATGATGAGATTATTTATCAGCTTCAGCAAGAGGTGACAGGTCAGGGCTGGTATAGAGGTGATGTAAATAAGGCAATGAAGATTATGGAAAATATAAATCCACAATTAAAAGCTGATCCGATACTAAAAGATTTTTTACTTTTCTTAACTGGTATATCCTCCGCATTAACACCTGTTGGTAATGATTTTAAAATAGCAATTCAAATGATTAATGCTTTTACTGACACTAGTGGTGGAAAAAATAGAAGAGAAATTCCTTTAAGAAATCCTAATGAAAATTATAGTGCTAAGGACGGGGCTGTTAAAAAGAATTTAGCTAAAATAGGAGAACCTAAAAAATGGAATAAAAATGCTCAAAATTTAGAAAAACAGATAACCTTTGTACAAAACTTTATTGATGAACAGGGATTAGATGCTTTTATGAAATTTTTGTTTAAAAAAACGACAAGAAGAGATCTTGCTCCAATAAGAAAAAAATATGCAAATATGGGTCCTCTATCGGGAAAGCTAGATGAAGAGATATTTGGTTTTGAAAACTTTGGACCGAAGGTTGGTCCTTTTTTAGCCAATATAAGCGGAGTAACAAATCTCAATGTTATTGATATATGGAATACAAGAAGTATGAATAGATTAACTGGAAATATGTTTATTAGGGATAAAAAGGGTAAAATAGTGTCTTATGCTGATGCACCTAGAAATGAGTCAGAAAGAAAACTGTGGAATAGGTTTATGGAAGCAGTGGCTGACAAACTTGGTTATACAGTTGATGACACACAGGCAATTAGATGGTATTTTGAACAAGGATTATACACAAAGTTAGGAGTAAAAAGTGAACCAAAAAGCTATGCCAATGTCGCAGAAGACTTCCTCAAAGCGGCAGAAGAAACAACCAATGACACCGATGGAAGCCTTCGCCAAAGCGATGGAAATAAAAATAGAACTGATGTCGAAAAAAAGAAACAAGGCGGCAGTATAAGTATTCCTCAAAGACGATCACTTGTAAATGATGGGTTAGCTGATATAAATACTGTTATTGGAAAAATAAATTATGGCAACTAACACCGACAAAGGTCTATATCAAACAGGAGAGAAACCTGAATTAGAGATTATCAAATCGGAAACTGAAGTAGAGATTGACGGTCAACCAATCCCGACTCCCGAAGGACTAGAGATTGAAATGGATGAAGAGGGAGGAGCAACTCTCGACTTCGATCCGCTGTCCAAGCTTCCCGATGAAGTAGAGTTCTATTCCAACTTAGCAGAAGTTTTAGATGATCAACTCTTAGGAAGAATATCCTCCGAACTTTTAGATGACTTAGAGAGTGACCGCGCCTCCCGTAAAGATTGGGAAGACTCTTACATTAAGGGTTTAGATTTATTAGGAATTAAATATGAAAGACGCACTCGACCCTTCACAGGTGCGAGTGGTGTTACCCATCCGCTGTTAGCGGAGAGTGCCACTCAGTTTCAGGCATCGGCCTATAAGGAGTTACTACCTTCAGGAGGTCCTGTTCGAACTGTGATGATGGGAGAAGAAAGTCCTGATAAGTATGCGAGAGCACAGCGTGTTCAAGAGTACATGAATTATCAGCTCATGAACAGAATGGAAGACTTTACCCCTGAGTATGATCAAATGTTATTTTATCTCCCTCTAGCTGGCAGCACATTTAAAAAAGTTTATTATGATGAGTTAATGGATAGAGCTGTATCAAAGTTTGTTCCAGCCGAAGACTTAGTCGTCAACTACATGACATCTGATTTAGATAGTTGTGACCGCATCTGTCAAATTGTTAATATGAGTTATAATGATTTTAGGAAAAAGCAAGTTTCAGGATTTTATAAAGATATTGATCTTGATCCCGATCAAGTAAATCCAAGTGAAGTTAAGAAAAAATATGATGAGATAGAAGGTTTAAAGCAAAACGAAAGAGACAAGTATGTTCGATTATATGAGTTTCATGTTTCCTTAGACATCGAGGGTTTTGAAGATAAAGATGAGATGGGTGAAACCACAGGAATTAAAATACCTTACATTGTAACAATTGAGGATGGATCCAGTGAGATTGTGGGTATTAGAAGAAACTACGATAAAGACGATCCGAAGAAAATGAAGAAGCAGTACTTTGTTCATTATAAATTTTTACCAGGATTAGGTTTTTATGGTTTTGGTTTACTGCATGTTATTGGTTCTCTATCCAGAGCAGCAACATCAATTCTTCGTCAGTTAATTGATGCGGGATCATTATCTAATTTACCCGCTGGTTTTAAATCAAGAGGAATAAAAATTAGAGATGATGCAGAGCCTATTCAACCAGGTGAGTTTAGAGATATTGATGCACCCAACGGTGATCTTCGAAACGCTTTAATGCCTCTACCTTACAAAGAACCCTCTCAAACTTTGTATAGTCTATTAGGTTTTGTAGTGCAGTCAGGACAAAGATTTGCAGCTATCACTGATTTACAGGTAGGCGATGCAAATCAAAATGCTCCTGTCGGTACGACAATGGCTTTACTGGAGAGAGGATCTAAAGTTATGTCCGCGATCCATAAGAGATGTTACTATTCTCAAAAAAAAGAATTCAGACTACTTTTTAAGGTCTTTGGAGATTACCTTCCTGAAACGTATCCTTACGCAGTAGAGGGTGCAGATCGCACTATTAAAGCGGAAGACTTTAGTGAGCAAGTAGATGTACTACCAGTCTCTGATCCTAATATTTTTTCTATGACTCAGAGAGTGACCTTAGCTCAAACTGAATTACAGTTAGCTCAAAGTGCTCCTGACTTACACAACATGAAAGAGGCATACAGAAGAATGTATGAGGCTTTGGGTGTTAAAGATGTAGATCAAATGTTAAGAAAAGATACTCCTGTTGAGCCAAAAGATCCAGCAATGGAGCACGCTGATCTATTAGATGGCAATTTATTAAAAGCATATGAAGGACAAGATCACGATGCGCATATTCAGAATCATATTATATTTGGCACTAATCAAATGATTTTAGGTAATCCTCCAATGGCAATGAAATTACAAAAACATATTTTAGAACATATTTCTCTCAAGGCAAAAGAGCAGGCAATGTTCTTAGCACAGCAAGGTCAAGTTCCACAGGATCAACTTGATCCTGTAATCGCAAAACTAGAAGCTCAATTTATGGTTGAGTTAAAACAGATGTCACAACAGTTATCGGGAGGAGGACAACCTGACCCCGTGGTTCAGTTAAAACAACAAGAGTTACAGCAGGATGCTCAAAAAGATCAAATGGATGCACAGGTAGACGCTGCTAAATTACAGTTGGATGCTGAAAGATTAAAACAAAGAACAGCTATTGATCAAGCAAGAATACAAAAAGATTATGATATCGCAGATAAACGTGCCGAAGTTCAATATGATAAGATGACTAATCAAACCTTGAATCAAGCGAGAAGAGATGCCTCTAACCAAAAAGGGTAGTAAAATTATGTCTGCCATGAAAAAAAATTATGGCAAAAAAAAAGGGGAGCAAATATTCTACGCTTCTAAAAATAAAGGTACAATAAAGAAAGTAGAAAAGAAAAATGGAAAGTAAATTAAAAGCAGGGTATGTTATAGATATAATGGATGAAACAACACAAAGAAGAGTTCAAAAAATTATTGATAGCACAAGAGATTTTGTTCAAGAACAGGCTGAACAAGGTATTGATTTAATAGAGTTAGCTCAGGTTATGCTTTCAATGAGTCGAGAAGCTATGGTTGACGTTTATGGGGAAGTTGTTGCAGATAGCTATATTAAACAACAAATTAGTTATTTGAAAAATTCTGAAAATAGTTTAACATTACATTAATGACTAAACGATTAACAAAAACAATTCCTCCAAAAAAAGGACCTAAGTCACAAGGTATGGATATTCCTTATGGAAAAATAGTACCAGTTGGCGCTGTTCCTGAGGATAAGAAGCGTAAACGTGGCTATGGAATAGCATCAAAAGGACTTAAATTCGAAGGAGTATTCTAATGCAAAAATGGATTAAGGACCTTTGGGATAAACACCCAAAGAAAAAATGGCTCGTAATCGGTGTACTAATCGGTTGGGTAGCTGCTCAATATATCTAATCAATGTTATCTAAATTATTAGGCGGATCTTTAGTAGACACTGTCGGTAAAGTTATTGACAGTGTCCACACTTCGGAAGAAGAAAAAGGTCAAATCAAAATAAAATTACAACAATTAGAAAACGAAATTAATTCTAAACAAATGGATATAAACTTAGCTGATGCTAAGTCTACTGCTACAGGTATTGGCGGTATCATGCAAAGATCTTGGAGGCCTTTGATTGGTATGTCCTGTGCATTAGCAATATTTTGGGAATATGTTTTAAAACAATTCTTAGTGTTTATATTGGCAGCGTTTAGTGTAGATCATGCACCTTTACCTGAGCTTGACATGTCGACTTTATTTCCGCTTGTCACAGCTTTACTTGGGATGGCGGGCTTGCGTAGCTTCGAAAAAAGTAAGAAAATTACGAAATAGTGGCTTACTTTGATTATGAGGTAACTAAGCTTATTAAAGATAAGATACAAGCATTGGAGGAAGAGATAACCTCGATGAATGTTAACTCTTTTGAAGATTATAAATATTGTTTAGGTAAACTTCATGAAATGCAAAAGTTTCAACGAGATTATAAAGAGATTATGGAAAGGATGAATAAAGATGAGTAGTTTAATACTGCCAGAAGGGCTTAAAAAAGCCGTTAATAAAAAAAAGAAAGAAGAGAATGAAAAACCTGCTATGGAGAGAGTTCCTCAGGCAACAGGTTGGAGAATGGTTATATTACCTTACAAAGGTGTAGAAAAAACAAAGGGTGGCTTGTTACTTACTGATAAAGCCATCGAGGAACAACAACTCACTACTAATGTGGGTTTAATTTTAAGTATGGGTTCTGATGCTTACGCTGATAAAAATAAATTTCCCAATGGACCTTGGTGTAAAAAAGGAGATTGGGTAGTGTTTGCTAAATATGCTGGCTCCAGAGTCAAAATTGAAGGCGGAGAAATACGTATTCTTAATGACGATGAAATATTAGCAAAGTTGAAAGATCCAAAAGATGTACTAACTATCTATTAAGGAGATAAAAATGACTGAAGAAAAAATGGTAGACCTTGACACTACTGGCGAGAGTCAAGAGGTTGAACTTCAAGAAGAAGAATCTACTAAAGAAGAAAAAGTCGAAGAAGAAAAAGTAGAAGCTTCCACTGAAGAAAAACAACAAGAAAAAACTGAAGAAGATGATTCTAAAGATGATGGTTTAGATAAATACTCTAAAAATGTTCAAAGAAGAATTAAAAAACTTCTAGACAGAGTAGAAAAAACTGAACAACGCGAACAAGAGGCTCTTCGTTTTGCAGAAACTGCAAAGAAAAAATACGAAGATTATGAAAACAAAATAAAGTCTCTTGATGAAAACTATCT